AAAATCACCTATAAGCACATCATTACTACCATATCCAGTCTGAAATAACGCTTGTGCTGATGTTGGTAATGTATTATAGAAACTTGTTCTTTCTCTCATAACAAAAAGATTTTTAACTATTCTACCAGTTAAACTAGGTGGTATAGGAGCATCTTGAAATGATGTAGAATTATCAGCATTCATTGTAATTACTTGTCCTTCTGTTCCTTTTTCAGTCGGTAGTATATAACCTTCTCCGCCGTTTTCATTGCCTATTATAATAGTTTCGTTTTGACCTTTTACCCTTACATCCCCTATATGTAAATTATCATTAGAAAACCCTAAATTATTCATATAATATTTAACTATAAAATATTTTTAACATCATGCTAAAATTAAAATTTGATGGTAATTGCAAAATATTACCGTTTATATCTCGTAATTTTATATCAATTTTTCTTAAACTGCGTTTATCACTAAAAGGGAAATATCTTTTTTCGTGTGTTGTATCATTATTAAAATTACTATAACATACAGAACCAAATGGTTGATCTATATTTAACTTATCAACAGTTGAAAAAACGCCATCTTTTTCTACTAAATTATTGGTTGCTAATGCTCTAGAATGAACATATAATGCAGTAGCTCCTATAAGATTAGGTATATTTTGGGCAATAGATGCAACACCATTTACAATAGTAAAAGGTATATTAGGCGGTATGCCATTTGGTGTACTTTCTACTCCTAATAATGGTAATATACTTGTATCACTAGTAAATAAATTACAAACTCCAGCACTTAAACCATTTACATCAAATTGAATTTTTTCATTAGGAAATAAACCGACCTTAGATAAAACAAATGTATAAGCATCGCCATTAATTACGATTTGGTTTGCTATTTCTAAATTTATTTGATTAATTAAATCATCAATTAAATAATATGATTCAGTTATATTTATATTTATTTCTGTTTCTGTTGAAGGGCCCGGAAAACTTAAAATAAGGTTATTATTATAACTCGCAACATTATTAAATACGTTAGGGCATTCAATACTATGAACATAAAAACCCTTTACATTATCTATATAATCACTTTGAGGGATATTTACGGAAAAAATAGAATTTGATAAAGATTCGTTAGTCTTTTCATTACTTGATATTCTTAAAAATTTGCTTTTAGCGTTCTTTATTCTATCGTTAGATGTATACATTATATATTTTATATATATATTTTTTTATTAATAATATATTTATTAATAAAAATAAATCACTAAATCACATAATAATATTTATATTAGACTTATAAAAGTTAATATAATAAATAAAATATGATTTAGTGATTTAAAAAAGTTTATTAAGATTATTTAAATGTTTTTTAGATTGTTTGTGTCTATTTAATACATATTTTTTAATTATTGCCCCACATTCACAAGTTATTAATGGGTTTTTAATAATTTTCATTGGTTCACCATTTTTTATAAAATATTTATGTTTATCACTTTTTTCGTGTTCTGCTTTGGCACATTTCCTAAGTGTTGAACCACATTCACAGGTATATTTTTCTGTTTTTTGTTTTTCTAATATTTTTATTTTATTCTTTTCATAATATTTTTTATCACTTTTTTTTTTAATAATTTTTACTTTTTCTTTATTTTGTGATTTCCATAACTTATTATATTCACTTTTGGTTCTTCCTGCTATTTTTATATTTACACATTTATTATTTCTAATATAATATCCTTCTCTTAATAATAATTCTTTTTTAGTTTTACATGGATAATCCTCAACTTTTTCAATTTTATATCCTTCTTCATCAAAAATTATAAAACTGGATACATAATTGTGTTTATTTTGTTTGTATAACTTATACATATTTAAATGTTTACATAGACGATTAGATAATGATTCAGTACTTGAACCATAATAACAATTATTATCATTAAAAATTTTGTAAATAATCCCATTTTCGTATTTATTCATATTATAATATATTACAATATGAATAAATGTTTAAATCAATTCGGTTTGGATAAGTAGTTTCTACTCCTTAATGACTGCGCGCAACTGATTACATTTAATAAGTTTTACATATTCTATCCATGCATGTATTTGCTGACCGCCTACAGGCGCAGAATCAAATTGTATGCGTGCTTCTAGTGTTCTACTGTTATTAATACTTCGGCCGGTCATACGAAGTGCTGAAGATGTTTCAAAATCTTGACAGTGAATAGCTCTTCCGTTATTATTATTTGGTTGTACTGGAGGTGTTCCAGATGTCATATATATAAATTTGGTTATAGATGGTTGATTTTTATTAGTTTCTTGATGTCTTAGTGATTGTAATGTATTTTCATATAGTTCACCAGAATTTACAGTAGTGTCCCCTACTACTTGAAGAGGGCGGGCAGGCATATAATCGCTTCCGATTCTATAGTCTAATTGTCTTATGTTTATAGATGTTGCCCCAAGATTATCAACAGCTACACCAGCAGATAAACCAAGAGAATCAGCGATATTATATTGAGAAAACCAACATAATTTATTACATCTTGATACAGCTTTATTTACTTGTAAATTAAAATCTTGTGTTGTTGTTGATGCACTTTGATAATAAACAGTATTATAAACAAAATCAAGCCCACCGTTTTGGCTTCTTTCTTGTAGATTTTTTTGGATTACTGGGCTTAATGTCATACTATCAACAACTATGCGGGGATTATTAATGCTGTATCCTGTAGCATCGGCTGGGGCTAAGACATCTAAACTCATAAAAGCTCTTGCAGCGCTGTTTAATTGAAGTCTAACAATAGCCCCAGATGTCATATATGAAGGAATTAATTTTTCACAATTAAAAGCACCAAAAACCCAACGTAAAGGAATTACACATAAAACACCGTTGGCGTTAGTTGTTGGGTCTAAATCATACTGATTTACAAGACCATTTTTTTTAAAAATTGGTAATGGTTCACCATTAGCATCATATGTAGTATCAATTTGCTCATATTGTCCAGCATTAGCTACAAGAGATTTGCAAGCTTGATCATCATAATAATATGGCACGACTCCAGCAGAATATAAATCTAATGCATCATTCCTTTCTATTTGTTGTCCGTCTTTTGTTTCCAAAACCCCGCGACTGAAGAGACTTAACGCAGTATGACGAGCAAATGATAAGGGATTTCCAGAAGCATTGCCATTAGCAACAACACGAAAAACTAAATAACAATTTTTACCATAAATATAATTTACTGAACTGTTTAACCTTATTACAATTTCGTTCCCTCCTTGAGATGTATAAGTATTTACATCAGCATACATTATTAAATTTTCTCTGTTTTCTATACATGATAAATTTGATGGTAAAGTATATTCAAGTTGATTGAGTTTTAAAATTCCATTCATATCCATTTTTACACTTTTTTTTTCTTCCATTTGTATATATATACTATATATAAATAAAAAAAAATATTTTTTATTTGTATCTATTAAAATAAATCCATTTGATCTAAAATATTATCAAGTTTATTTGATATATTTGATTGTTCTAAATCTTTATCAATAGTTGTAGAAGTATTATCTATATTAAATTCGTTTTGAGATTTTAATAAATTTCTTATAGTGTTTTGTGTAAATGATACGTAATCTGGGGCTGTATCTAAATCTATAATTAAATTTTCTTCAACAGGTTTGCCCATTAATTTTTTCATTTGATAATCGTAAAATTGAATATCAGAATAATCGGGCATATCTTGTAAAAAAATATCGTTATATTGGTCTGTTTTCGGTAGTATATGCGTGTCAGATGTATTATATAAAGGTGTGTTAAATGTATTTTTTGGCTTTGTATCCATTAAAACATTTTCATTAAAAGGATCTGTTGGGTCAGCATTGTCTAAAGCTTCAGAAAATTGCGTATTAGTAAAAGTTATTGGTTTTAAAAATTCTTGAACTTGCATTATATATTATAACACTATTTTTTTTTTTCTATTTCTAATAATTCATTATATATTTTTTTTCTTGTTTCATCATCACAAGGTAAATAATATAATATATTAGTATAATCTTCAAATGAATATTCTTTAGTTAGTTGTTGTAAAAATTTTTCATATTCCCTTAATTTATCTATTTCTTTACCTGTTTCTTCTTGTTCTTTAATTATTTTTTTATCTTCTTCTGTTAATTCTCTTTTATTTGTATTTGGTGATAATCTTTTTTGCCATTCATCTTTATCATTTTTCTTATCGTTCATAATAATATAAACTTATATTATAAATGATTTCTAATTATTTACCGAAAGAAAAACACCCTCCATATATGAACTATATGGGGCCTGGAACAGAAATTGAAAAAAGATTATCATTAAATTATAAAGGAAAAAAAGGAACAAAAAATTATATGATTCCTACAACATACAGCGATTATGTAAGTTTTGAACATGATTTATTATATTATAGTCCTGATAATGTTATAAAAGCCTATGCCGATGCTAAATTTATAAAAGATATTCGTAGTGTAATAGGTTATGCTGGTATATTAGCACAGTATATGAGAAGATTAGGTGTAGAAGGTATTTATAATTATGGTGTTGGTATATCAGTTTTAAGAGGTATTAAAAATATCTATGGTGATTTCTTGAATGCTTATAAAGTTGGTAAAGATGTAAAAGCATTAACAACAACATTAAAAACATTGAAGGAATTAGATGAACAAAGTTTAGAAAGATTTAGAACTCGTTATGGTAGTTTAATTAGAACACCAGCACATATACAAAAAAATATATTTGAAAGTCAACAATTAACAGAAGAAATAAGACAAGAAGTTTTAACAAACCGTGAAAAATTTGCTCGTAATGTAGCATTTAGATTATTACCAAAACTTATATTTACTGGTTATTTAGTGGCACCTAAAATAATAAAAAGTTCAAAAGAATTATTAAGAAATGCTTTAACATTATTTGTTAAAAATCCTGAATACGATGAAGTTCAAAAAAGAGTAGATAAAGTAAAAGATAAATATGAAAAATATTTAAATGAAGTTGGTAGTTTTGAAGATGCTCCTTGGTATAGAAGTTTAGTTAAAAGATTAGACAAACCAGAGGGTGAAAAGTTTTTTAAAGTAAAATCTAATTATGATAAAGATAAAGCAAAAGAATTATACATAGACTTTTTTAATGAATTTAAATTATATGCTGAATTTATGAATAACAAGTATAAAGGCGTTGAAGGATATGAACCTTTTAATATCATAGAATTAAATAAAGCAAATCTAAATAAAGTATATGATATTCAAGATGTCCCTTCATCATTTATAGAACAATTGTTAACAAAAACAGTAGAAAAACAAGATATTGACGGTAATAAATATACAGAGGACGAACAAGATAAAATAAACGAACTAAATGATGAGATTGAAAAAGTATTAAAGAAAGAGCAATCAAATTTATTTATGTCAGATGTAAAACAAGACCTAAAACCAATAGAAAAAGACAAAAAAATTATAAGGTCTTTTAATTTAGATACAAGACCAGATAAAGATAAAATTATAAGATCTTTTGATTTAGACCTAAAACGAAATGAAGAAAAAGAAGAACCAAAAGAAGAACAAGAAACAACTAAAAAAATTCTTAGAAGTTTTAAATTAGACCTTAAAGGAGATTTATAATATAATTAGTAGATAGACCATAAAATTAGAAAATTTATATATATAGTATATTATATGTCGCAAAAAGGAAAAAAAGGAAAAACATTGAAAAAATCTTATAATGAAATTATAAAGAATTATAACAAAGACGAACAATTTTTAATTGAAATGCTTTTATTAGGTGATGAAGATGGATATTTAAAAGAGCTTAATGATAAATTAACAAAAATGTACGAAGATGAAAGCACATACCCACAAACCCCAGAAGGCGAAAAAGAATTAAAAGATGATGCAAGTCAATTAATCTTTGACACATATAAATTTATTGAAGATGTAAGTAGTGAATTTAATAAAAATAATTTATTAACTAGAAATCAAAATTATATTTTAGATATGATTGCTGATAATTTATTTAAAGCAAAAGTAAGTTTTCCAATAGAAAAGGGAACAATAAGAACAAAACCAGAAAACCCCACAAAAATTCAAGATATTGAAGACCTTACTATGGAAAAATTAGCTAATGAATTTGACGCTATGAAACAAGAATATGCTTTTTCTGAACCAATTTTAAGAGCAGTTGAAAATATGAATAAAAATAGAGTAGGAGCTTACGAAGATTTTTTAGATGAATTAACTGAAGAAAATTTAAAAAGAATGAGCGTGGCAAGTTTAAATAAAATTATTACAGAACTACAAAAAATAAACCCAAAAATAAAAGGTACATCTCTAAAAAAACCTCAAAAAATATCTAATATTAGAGCTGGTATTAATAATAATATATTAAAAAATTATTATAAAGATAATGAACAAGTAATAAAAGATATAGAAGAATTAGGGAAAGTTCAGGAAGAAGTAGAAGTAGAAGCAGAATTATCAACACCTGAACAAGCACAAGTAGAAGCTATGAAAGGATTTAAAACAAGACAGCAGATAAGAAAAATAATACAAGCTTTTAAAACTGATAATGAAGGAAATTTAGTATATTCAGAAGCAACAAAACAAAAAAAACCAGTAAGCACTATAGAAGCAACTGATTCATTAAATAAAATTTTATCGTCTCAGATGGAATTAGATGCTTCTAAAAATGCTTTTAAAACTGTTAAAGAAAATAAAAGTTTTAAAGAATTTTCAGAAGCAAATAAAATGAATTCTTTAAACACAGAAAGAAAAAAATTTAAACCAACACAAGAAACAGCTTTAAAAGCTTTAACAAATCCCAACATCATGGAGGACATTGGAAACCTTTATAAGGTTGTATATGGAACAGGACATACTAAAACTATATCAATAAAAAATTTTAATGCTTTGATGGAAGATATTAGCAAATTAGATAGAGTAGTAAACGCCGATCAATTAGAAGAAGTTTATAATATTCTTGATACTATGAATAATAAACAATATCAAGCTAATTTACAATTTAGTAAAGATTTATCAGAAGAAACAGCAAAACCCCCAAGTATATCACAGTTTGGTGAAATTATAAAGACTAAACCGGTAAAATTAGAAGATGTAAAACCAACAGCAGATAAACAATATCAAGAAATTAAAAAAGCATTAAGAGAAGCACAAAAAGCATACGATATTCAAGAAATAGAAGGTTATGAGACAGAAGAAGCCCAACAAGAAGCATTAAAAAATATTCAAACTTTAGAAGATACCTTAAAAAAATTACAACCAGAAGCAAAAAAAGAACAACAAAAGAAAAAACGGCAAGAAATATTAAGAACACAAGGAGAAAAAGCTAAAGGAGCATTTAGACCACATTTTAAAAATATTACTGAAAAATTAATAGATGAAGAATTAAGTAAAACGCCACAAGAAGTATTAAAAGAGCGATCTAACTGGTTCATGTTTGATGTTCCCGATTCTTACACAGGGACAGGAAATGTACATGATAATCCATTACTAGCACAAATACAAAGACAAGATAATATTTTAAGTCGTGGTTTAGATTTTGATTGTTGGCAGGAGTCATACCAACTGCATGAAGGTATATTTGAACGTAAAGATTTTTGGCATAGTGGGCGACCAGTACAAACAAAGGAACAAAGAACAGAAGGCATAAAAGATATGAAATTTAAGGAAGAAGAAGAAGCATATTTACAGTTTTTTAATAGTGGCTATAATGCTTTATTTCCTCAACAACAAACAAGAAAAGAACACAATGATTTTAAAAATATATATCAAAAACCATCACGTTTTATAGGTGGTTCTCAAGTTCCTAAATTTCAAGATACAAATAATCAAGGAATAAAATATACTGATAATGAATGGATAAATAATTTAAATTTATTTATAAATCCATAAATTTTAAGTTATTTCGTAAGTCTCTAAAAATTAAAAAAAAAAAAAAGTGTCTTAAATATATTTTAAGTCTTTTTTTACTGATAAAAAATTTTAAAAAAAGTCTTAAAAATTGAAAAAAATGCTCGAAAATTGAAAAAAACACCCCAAAAATGGAAAATTCGCAATTTTAAATCGGAAAAAAGAGATTCTTAAGGATTTTAAAATTACATACACTAAGCAATTTTTTAAAATTAGCGTAAATCAATCACTATAAAAAAAAATAGTAAAAATAAATCATTAAAAAAGTGCTTATTGTGTGTATTAGCATTTTTAACTCACTAAATCAGCCTTTAATAATTTGTTCAATTTTTTTTTTTTTTATTTTTGACTTTATTTTATAAACCTGATTTAGTGAGTTAAAAATGCTAATCTAATTTTATTAAGTTAATGATATAAATAATAATAAAAAAAAATATAAATAATAATAAATAATAATATATATATATATATTAATGTATTCTATAAAACCATTAAAATCAGAAAGACATAAAATAAAAAGAACAAAAGAACAGGAAGCATATATAATGCCTAATATGGGGACGCTTAATGTAGTAGGTAGAACAGGATCAGGAAAAACAACAATAATTATTAATTTATTAAAAAATAGAAATATGTTAAAAGATGTATTTGATATTATTTATGTTTTTACTATGACACCAGCAACAGACTTATTAGAGCATGTGCCAGATATTAAAGAAGAAAATGTATTTAATGATGACCCAGAAAAACTGCAAGAATTAATAAATAAATCAAAAAATATGATGAAAAATATACCGTTTGAAGATGTGCCAAATGTTTTATTTATATTAGATGATATAGTTCAATCAACAAAAATGATGAATAGTAAAGCAATGAAGGATATATATTATGGTTCTACTCATTATAAATGTAATTTGTGGATGTTGTCCCAGAATTATAAAAGCATACCGAAAAAATTACGATGTAATACACACGGAATTATATTGTGCCACGGTATAACAAATGGAGAAAAAGAAGCATTCACTGAAGAGTGGCAAAGTGCATTTATGGATAAAAAACGCTTTTTAAAACTTGTTGATTATGCTTTAGAAAATCCATACAGCTTTATTTTTGTTAATGCTACACATACAAACAAAAAAGAAGCATATAGAAAGGGTTTTAATGAAATTTTAATTATTGAGTAGTCTTTTAAGTTCTTGATAAAAATGATTATATTCATCTAATGTTAAAGTATTGTCTATAGCTTGTAAAGCATAATATTTATAATTAAAATGATCATTAGGGTCTATTTTATACATATTTAAATTTAATAATAAATTTTGTATATTAGATTTTAAAATATTTATATCATTACATATATCATCTTCTTTTAATGCTTTTATATTTTCTTCTGTTGCTTTAAAAATTGTTTTTTTTATTTCATTTTTCTTTTTGTGTGAATGTTTATGAACATTATAATTATTGTTGTTATATGTCCAATAATCACAAATATTACAATAATATTTTTTTTTAAATGGGTCTATTCTTGTTTTATGCTTTTTGCGTTTTTTATGATATTCTAATAAAGATTTTTTATTAAAATATATATTACAAGTCGCACAATAATGGGCATATCGTTTTAATATATCCCCAGTTTTTAAATAATGGTCTTTTTTTCCTCTATGCTTACAATAATGTTTATAGTTGTTTGTTTTATATTTACACGGTTGGCAACGATACATATAATATATATATAATATATAAATGGTAGAATTTAAACAAAGCACACGAAAAAATAAAAAATATATGGTGAAGACACCACAAAATAAATGGGTACATTTTGGGGCAAAAGGTTATAAACACTATAAAGATCAGGCATTAGGATTATATAGTTCATTAGACCACTTGGATAAAGAACGCAGGGACAGATATAGAGCAAGACATAAAAAAATATTATTAAAAGATGGCACACCAGCATATAAAAATAAAGAACAGCCCGCATATTATGCCTATAATTATTTGTGGTAATATATTATAATGGTTCTTATAACTTGTTCGCAATGTAAAAAACAAAATGATTATAAAAATTGCTATCAATGTGGCTTATATTTGCCTGTTGAACTGTTTAGAATAAAAACAAAATATGCCCATAAATGCGAATTGACAGGTGATCAAGTATTAATTGAATATAGATTAAAAAAATGTATAGAATGTGAAGGAACTACACAAATAAATAAATATTTAGTTAAAAATTATAATGTAAAAAAAGATAATACAATATACACGCCTGAAGACAAAAAAAATTATTTAGAAAAAAAAAAAAAATTAAATAAAGAATTAAATGAACAAGATTTAAAAAAATTGTTAATTATAAATTTTGATGAATAATTTATTATTTATAGTTATATGAGTAATACAAAATTTTTTTTTAGTAATGATTACTGGGAAGACAAAGAAGAAAAATATATAACAATTTTTAAAATTGATAATGAATGTGAAGGTTCTTATATGGAAAATAACGAACATTTTATAAAATGTAATGTTGATAAATTTAATATAAATTGGCGTGGTGGTTGTTTAGAAGAGGTAAAAACATTTAAATTTTATTATAAAATACTAAAAAATTATAAAAATAAATATCCTATTGTTTATGCATGTAAAGCGTGGTATTATTAAAAACACATAAAAAAAAAATGTTTGTATAATTTATGTAATAGTAATTTTATTTTATAATATTTATTTGTTATTATTTTTATTCTTAGTCATTTTAATTCATTACTAATTTATTATTACATCAACTACGCATTACTACGCACCCATTATTATGTTTGTTTTGTTCATACTTTATTTTTTGAGATATTTGATAGCTTAATTTGTTGGCATTATAAATTTACTCGATAAGTATATATTAAGCTTTATTTAAAATTAATATAAACTTATTTATTTATGATTTTTTTTAATATCATATGATTGACCATTAGATTTTTTTTTTAATTCTTTAAAAACTTCTTCATATTCTTCATCCTCTTTTATATGAACTTCGCCTAATGAACCTTCCATATTATTAATTTCTTCTCTTCTTTTTTTTAATATTTTTTTCATCTCTTTTAATTGTGTATAATTTACCATACAAATAGGTTCTATTATACATTCTTCATTATTATTATCTTCATACATAAATAATTTATGAGTTTTATAATCTTTTTCATCATCATTATGGTTTTCTAATATAATTTTAAAGCTTTTTTCATTTCTACACCAATCAACATAATAATATTTATTACCTTCTTTATTTACATATAATTTATAAATCATTGCTGTTCTTTCTCTTGTTGTCATCTTATTAATATTATATATAACTATTTTTTTAAGTCCTTTTTTTAGTGATTTAAAAATGAAAATGACTTAAAAAATAGAGTATATAATATATTATAATGAGTAATACACAAGAACAAAATATTTTTAAATGCGAATGTTGTGAATATCAGACAACAAATAAATATACTTATGCCAGACATTTAAAAAGCAAACTACATGCAAAAAGATTAGAAGCAGGAACAAAAGATATTATATATAAATGTGATAAATGCCCTTATTCATCACAAAATAAAAGTAATTACACAAGACACCTTAAAGCACATACTAATAAAATGATTCATAATTATTATTGTAAAATATGCGATAAAACAGTAAGATGTAAATATAACTTAATCAAGCATAAACAAAGCAAAAAACACTGCGAAAAAATGACCGATATTAATTATAAAACCGTAAAGGAATTAATGACAAATGAAAATATTAATAATGATAAATTTAATGAATTAAGAACAGAACAAAAAAGGAAAAATAAAAAAGGAATATTTAAAAAAGAAAAAACAGAAATAAACAACAGAATAAAAGGCAAAGGCAATTATAAATATTCATACAAAGAAGTAAATATTAATAATGATGAAAGCGATGATGAACAGATAAAATTAAAAATATTATCAAAATCAGAAGTAGAAACAATAAAAGAAAATTATGATGAGTATGATGAAAATATTTTACCATTATTAATATATAATGTTAAATGTGAATTTCAAAAAAAAGATTTTACAGAAGAAGCAAAGAAAAAACCACAAAACGAAAAATTATATGACCTTATTGATGAAATATGCGAAGATATATTATGCGATTTATAATAAATATATTTGTTTTATTATTATTATAAAAATAGTAATAATAAATCACTAAATCACATAATAATATTTATATTAGATTTTATAATATTAGTATAAATATTATTATGTGATTTAGTGATTTATTTTTATTATTCTATTAATGACTCATTAATAAAATAGTTTATAGACTGTGTTAATGAATGCCCCATATTATATGCTAATTTTTCTCTTTCTAATGCTAAATTAATAAAATTATTCTTTGTTTGATATGAAATATATGAATGTCTTAATAAATTTACACTAATATATTTACTTGTTAATTCAAAAAATATTTTTCTTAATTTTTGAATAAAATTATTTTCTTCTAATTTAAATAAAGATGATTTAGATTTAATATTATAAATATTAACATAATCTTTTAATATTTTATATAAATCTTCGTTTATTGGTATTTCTTGGCATGAATAAGTTTTTTTAGTTTTATAATTACAAAAAATAAAATATGGGTTTTTAGTATCTATAAAATAATTAAAATTCTCATCTAAAACAGACGGGCGACGCTTCATATATATCATTAATTGATAGTCTTTTATTCTTCTTGGTGGATTGAGTATATAAACAGAAACTAATGCAATATTAAAAATATCTTTTTCTGTTGTTTGTAATTCTATAAATGCATCTTTTATGTCTTCCCATCTCATATAATTTTTCATTTTATCACTAGATAATTCGCCTTTTTTTGCTTTCAATACTGCTTTATTATTTATATTTTTTAAATCGTTCTGTATTTCCACATATAATATATCATTTAAAACATCTTTATTCGTCTTATTATAATAAATTAAAGCTTTATAATAATTTGCTTTGGTTGTATCCTTAATATTAAATTCATTTATTATTTTAGTTAATTCATTAAATGATATATCAGGATAAAAACCATAATTTAATAATTTTTGATAACAGCTTACATACATTTTTTTTGTTCTATCATTAACCATTATAAATAAATATACTATATATAATATAACTTAATAATAAACTAATTATATATTAATAAAAATAAATCACTAAATCACATAATAATATTTATATTAGACTTTATAAAGTTAGTATAAAAAATATAATCTCATTTAGTGATTTATTTTTACAAATATAATAATTTCTTTAAACCCTGTTTTTAGTGATTTAAAATTGAAAAATGACTTAAAAATATAACTATACATATAATTATAAAAGTAAATGACTAATAATAAATTTAATTGTATGTGTGGTTCTGTTGTAAATGTAAGTTCTAAAAATAGACATTTTAAAAGTAAAAAACATATTAAATATGAAGAAGAACAAAAAAACAAAAAACCAGAAATAAAAAAAAAACCAAAAGACGAACAAAGAAGCAAAAATAAAAAAATATATAAAATGTTAAAAAATTTTTATGGTTTTATGCTACAAAGCAATAAAGTTTTTTGTCAAAAAAAAGCATTTATTATAGCAGATAGTGAAGAGGATCGAATGATAGAAATATATTATAATTACTACAATAAAGAAAATACAAAATATAAACCTATTAAAAAATTATTTAAAAAATTTCAAAAAATTTTTAGAGAATACATAAGAAATATTGAATTTCAAGAAACTCCAGATTTAGAATATGATTTTTATTTATTAAATTTAGAAGTGTCAACAGTAATTCAAGAAGCGAAACAAAAACTAAAAAATAAAATAGATTTTAATATAAATGATTTAATAAATGATAGTGAAAAAATTTTATATGCTTCTGAAAGTCCTAAATTTTTTAAAAATTTAGAAGAAAGAAGAGAAAGAAAAAAAGGAAAAGGCATAATAACTTTAAAAGAATTAGAAAAAACAGACCCAAAAAAAGCGGAGGAAGTATGGCAATCTGTTCTACCTCAAATAGAATATTTAATAAAAATGAATAATATAAAATTAAAATAAATTATTAAATATTTTTGTTTATCATACCCCATTAAAAACATATTTATAATTTCTCTTTTTTGGTTGTTCAAGACTGCGCAGCGTTTTTTGCTTCTGATAGTCCATTAAAAACATTTTTATATTTTTGTTTTTGATAGTCCATTAAAAACATTTTTATAAATTTCTTTCTTTAAATACCATTTTTTTATTTTTATTAAATTATTTCTGTAATTTGAGGCGAAAAAATTATTTAAAGATTTGTTTTTTATTTTTTTATTTAAGAATCCTAAAAATAGATATAAAGAATAATAATCTTATAAGATTATTATTCTTTATATCTATTTTTAGGATTCTTAAATAAAAAAATAAAAAACAAATCTTTAAATAATTTTTTCGCCTCAAATTACAGAAATAATTTAATAAAAATAAAAAAATGGTATTTAAAGAAAGAAATTTATAAAAATGTTTTTAATGGACTATCAAAAACAAAAATATAAAAATGTTTTTAATGGACTATCAGAAGCAAAAAACGCTGCGCAGTCTTGAACAACCAAAAAAGAGAAATTATAAATATGTTTTTAATGGGGTATGATAAACAAAAATATTTAATAATTTATTTTAATTTTATATTATTCATTTTTATTAAATATTCTATTTGAGGTAGAACAGATTGCCATACTTCCTCCGCTTTTTTTGGGTCTGTTTTTTCTAATTCTTTTAAAGTTATTATGCCTTTTCCTTTTTTTCTTTCTCTTCTTTCTTCTAAATTTTTAAAAAATTTAGGACTTTCAGAAGCATATAAAATTTTTTCACTATCATTTATTAAATCATTTATATTAAAATCTATTTTATTTTTTAGTTTTTGTTTCGCTTCTTGAATTACTGTTGACACTTCTAAATTTAATAAATAAAAATCATATTCTAAATCTGGAGTTTCTTGAAATTCAATATTTCTTATGTATTCTCTAAAAATTTTTTGAAATTTTTTAAATAATTTTTTAATAGGTTTATATTTTGTATTTTCTTTATTGTAGTAATTATAATATATTTCTATCATTCGATCCTCTTCACTATCTGCTATAATAAATGCTTTTTTTTGACAAAAAACTTTATTGCTTTGTAGCATAAAACCATAAAAATTTTTTAACATTTTATATATTTTTTTATTTTTGCTTCTTTGTTCGTCTTTTGGTTTTTTTTTTATTTCTGGTTTTTTGTTTTTTTGTTCTTCTTCATATTTAATATGTTTTTTACTTTTAAAATGTCTATTTTTAGAACTTACATTTACAACAGAACCACACATACAATTAAATTTATTATTAGTCATTTACTTTTATAATTATATGTATAGTTATATTTTTAAGTCATTTTTCAATTTTAAATCACTAAAAACAGGGTTTAAAGAAATTATTATATTTGTAAAAATAAATCACTAAATGAGATTATATTTTTTATACTAACTTTATAAAGTCTAATATAAATATTATTATGTGATTTAGTGATTTATTTTTATTAATATATAATTAGTTTATTATTAAGTTATATTATATATAGTATATTTATTTATAATGGTTAATGATAGAACAAAAAAAATGTATGTAAGCTGTTATCAAAAATTATTAAATTATGGTTTTTATCCTGATATATCATTTAATGAATTAACTAAAATAATAAATGAATTTAATATTAAGGATACAACCAAAGCAAATTATTATAAAGCTTTAATTTATTATAATAAGACGAATAAAGATGTTTTAAATGATATATTATATGTGGAAATACAGAACGATTTAAAAAATATAAATAATAAAGCAGTATTGAAAGCAAAAAAAGGCGAATTATCTAGTGATAAAATGAAAAATTATATGAGATGGGAAGACATAAAAGATGCATTTATAGAATTACAAACAACAGAAAAAGATATTTTTAATATTGCATTAGTTTCTGTTTATATACTCAATCCACCAAGAAGAATAAAAGACTATCAATTAATGATATATATGAAGCGTCGCCCGTCTGTTTTAGATGAGAATTTTAATTATTTTATAGATACTAAAAACCCATATTTTATTTTTTGTAATTATAAAACTAAAAAAACTTATTCATGCCAAGAAATACCAATAAACGAAGATTTATATAAAATATTAAAAGATTATGTTAATATTTATAATATTAAATCTAAATCATCTTTATTTAAATTAGAAGAAAATAATTTTATTCAAAAATTAAGAAAAATATTTTTTGAATTAACAAGTAAATATATTAGTGTAAATTTATTAAGACATTCATATATTTCATATCAAACAAAGAATAATTTTATTAATTTAGCATTAGAAAGAGAAAAATTAGCATATAATATGGGGCATTCATTAACACAGTCTATAAACTATTTTATTAATGAGTCATTAATAGAATAATAAAAATAAATCACTAAATCACATAATAATATTTATACTAATATTATAAAATCTAATATAAATATTATTATGTGATTTAGTGATTTATTATTACTATTTTTATAATAATAATAAAACAAATATATTTATTATAAATCGCATAATATATCTTCGCATATTTCATCAATAAGGTCATATAATTTTTCGTTTTGTGGTTTTTTCTTTGCTTCTTCTGTAAAATCTTTTTTTTGAAATTCACATTTAACATTATATATTAATAATGGTAAAATATTTTCATCATACTCATCATAATTTTCTTTTATTGTTTCTACTTCTGATTTTGATAATATTTTTAATTTTATCTGTTCATCATCGCTTTCATCATTATTAATATTTACTTCTTTGTATGAATATTTATAATTGCCTTTGCCTTTTATTCTGTTGTTTATTTCTGTTTTTTCTTTTTTAAATATTCCTTTTTTATTTTTCCTTTTTTGTTCTGTTCTTAATTCATTAAATTTATCATTATTAATATTTTCATTTGTCATTAATTCCTTTACGGTTTTATAATTAATATCGGTCATTTTTTCGCAGTGTTTTTTGCTTTGTTTATGCTTGATTAAGTTATATTTACATCTTACTGTTTTATCGCATATTTTACAATAATAATTATGAATCATTTTATTAGTATGTGCTTTAAGGTGTCTTGTGTAATTACTTTTATTTTGTGATGAATAAGGGCATTTATCACATTTATATATAATATCTTTTGTTCCTGCTTCTAATCTTTTTGCATGTAGTTTGCTTTTTAAATGTCTGGCATAAGTATATTTATTTGTTGTCTGATATTCACAACATTCGCATTTAAAAATATTTTGTTCTTGTGTATTACTCATTATAATATATTATATACTCTATTTTTTAAGTCATTTTCATTTTTAAATCACTAAAAAAAGGACTTAAAAAAATAGTTATATATAATATTAATAAGATGACAACAAGAGAAAGAACAGCAATGATTTATAAATTATATGTAAATAAAGAAGGTAATAAATATTATTATGTTGATTGGTGTAGAAATGAAAAAAGCTTTAAAATTATATTAGAAAACCATAATGATGATGAAAAAGATTATAAAACTCATAAATTATTTATGTATGAAGATAATAATAATGAAGAATGTATAATAGAACCTATTTGTATGGTAAATTATACACAATTAAAAGAGATGAAAAAAATATTAAAAAAAAGAAGAGAAGAAATTAATAATATGGAAGGTTCATTAGGCGAAGTTCATATAAAAGAGGATGAAGAATATGAAGAAGTTTTTAAAGAATTAAAAAAAAAATCTAATGGTCAATCATATGATATTAAAAAAAATCATAAATAAATAAGTTTATATTAATTTTAAATAAAGCTTAATATATACTTATCGAGTAAATTTATAATGCCAACAAATTAAGCTATCAAATATCTCAAAAAATAAAGTATGAACAAAACAAACATAATAATGGGTGCGTAGTAATGCGTAGTTGATGTAATAATAAATTAGTAATGAATTAAAATGACTAAGAATAAAAATAATAACAAATAAATATTATAAAATAAAATTACTATTACATAAATTATACAAACATTTTTTTTTTATGTGTTTTTAATAATACCACGCTTTACATGCATAAACAATAGGATATTTATTTTTATAATTTTTTAGTATTTTATAATAAAATTTAAATGTTTTTACCTCTTCTAAACAACCACCACGCCAATTTATATTAAATTTATCAACATTACATTTTATAAAATGTTCGTTATTTTCCATATAAGAACCTTCACATTCATTATCAATTTTAAAAATTGTTATATATTTTTCTTCTTTGTCTTCCCAGTAATCATTACTAAAAAAAAATTTTGTATTACTCATATAACTATAAATAATAAATTATTCATCAAAATTTATAATTAACAATTTTTTTAAATCTTGTTCATTTAATTCTTTATTTAATTTTTTTTTTTTTTCTAAATAATTTTTTTTGTCTTCAGGCGTGTATATTGTATTATCTTTTTTTACATTATAATTTTTAACTAAATATTTATTTATTTGTGTAGTTCCTTCACATTCTATACATTTTTTTAATCTATATTCAATTAATACTTGATCACCTGTCAATTCGCATTTATGGGCATATTTTGTTTTTATTCTAAACAGTTCAACAGGCAAATATAAGCCACATTGATAGCAATTTTTATAATCATTTTGTTTTTTACATTGCGAACAAGTTATAAGAACCATTATAATATATTACCACAAATAATTATAGGCATAATATGCGGGCTGTTCTTTATTTTTATATGCTGGTGTGCCATCTTTTAATAATATTTTTTTATGTCTTGCTCTATATCTGTCCCTGCGTTCTTTATCCAAGTGGTCTAATGAACTATATAATCCTAATGCCTGATCTTTATAGTGTTTATAACCTTTTGCCCCAAAATGTACCCATTTATTTTGTGGTGTCTTCACCATATATTTTTTATTTTTTCGTGTGCTTTGTTTAAATTCTACCATTTATATATTATATATATATTATATGTATCGTTGCCAACCGTGTAAATATAAAACAAACAACTATAAACATTATTGTAAGCATAGAGGAAAAAAAGACCATTATTTAAAAACTGGGGATATATTAAAACGATATGCCCATTATTGTGCGACTTGTAATATATATTTTAATAAAAAATCTTTATTAGAATATCATAAAAAACGCAAAAAGCATAAAACAAGAATAGACCCATTTAAAAAAAAATATTATTGTAATATTTGTGATTATTGGACATATAACAACAATAATTATAATGTTCATAAACATTCACACAAAAAGAAAAATGAAATAAAAAAAACAATTTTTAAAGCAACAGAAGAAAATATAAAAGCATTAAAAGAAGATGATATATGTAATGATATAAATATTTTAAAATCTAATATACAAAATTTATTATTAAATTTAAATATGTATAAAATAGACCCTAATGATCATTTTAATTATAAATATTATGCTTTACAAGCTATAGACAATACTTTAACATTAGATGAATATAATCATTTTTATCAAGAACTTAAAAGACTACTCAATAATTAAAATTTCATTAAAACCCTTTCTATATGCTTCTTTTTTGTTTGTATGTGTAGCATTAACAAAAATAAAGCTGTATGGATTTTCTAAAGCATAATCAACAAGTTTTAAAAAGCGTTTTTTATCCATAAATGCACTTTGCCACTCTTCAGTGAATGCTTCTTTTTCTCCATTTGTTATACCGTGGCACAATATAATTCCGTGTGTATTACATCGTAATTTTTTCGGTATGCTTTTATAATTCTGGGACAACATCCACAAATTACATTTATAATGAGTAGAACCATAATATATATCCTTCATTGCTTTACTATTCATCATTTTTGTTGATTGAACTATATCATCTAATATAAATAAAACATTTGGCACATCTTCAAACGGTATATTTTTCATCATATTTTTTGATTTATTTATTAATTCTTGCAGTTTTTCTGGGTCATCATTAAATACATTTTCTTCTTTAATATCTGGCACATGCTCTAATAAGTCTGTTGCTGGTGTCATAGTAAAAACATAAATAATATCAAATACATCTTTTAACATATTTCTATTTTTTAATAAATTAATAATTATTGTTGTTTTTCCTGATCCTGTTCTACCTACTACATTAAGCGTCCCCATATTAGGCATTATATATGCTTCCTGTTCTTTTGTTCTTTTTATTTTATGTCTTTCTGATTTTAATGGTTTTATAGAATACATTAATATATATATATATATTATTATTTATTATTATTTATATTTTTTTTTATTATTATTTATATCATTAACTTAATAAAATTAGATTAGCATTTTTAACTCACTAAATCAGGTTTATAAAATAAAGTCAAAAATAAAAAAAAAAAAAATTGAACAAATTATTAAAGGCTGATTTAGTGAGTTAAAAATGCTAATACACACAATAAGCACTTTTTTAATGATTTATTTTTACTATTTTTTTTTATAGTGATTGATTTACGCTAATTTTAAAAAATTGCTTAGTGTATGTAATTTTAAAATCCTTAAGAATCTCTTTTTTCCGATTTAAAATTGCGAATTTTCCATTTTTGGGGTGTTTTTTTCAATTTTCGAGCATTTTTTTCAATTTTTAAGACTTTTTTTAAAATTTTTTATCAGTAAAAAAAGACTTAAAATATATTTAAGACACTTTTTTTTTTTTTTAATTTTTAGAGACTTACGAAATAACTTAAAATTTATGGATTTATAAATAAATTTAAATTATTTATCCATTCATTATCAGTATATTTTATTCCTTGATTATTTGTATCTTGAAATTTAGGAACTTGAGAACCACCTATAAAACGTGATGGTTTTTGATATATATTTTTAAAATCATTGTGTTCTTTTCTTGTTTGTTGTTGAGGAAATAAAGCATTATAGCCACTATTAAAAAACTGTAAATATGCTTCTTCTTCTTCCTTAAATTTCATATCTTTTATGCCTTCTGTTCTTTGTTCCTTTGTTTGTACTGGTCGCCCACTATGCCAAAAATCTTTACGTTCAAATATACCTTCATGCAGTTGGTATGACTCCTGCCAACAATCAAAATCTAAACCACGACTTAAAATATTATCTTGTCTTTGTATTTGTGCTAGTAATGGATTATCATGTACATTTCCTGTCCCTGTGTAAGAATCGGGAACATCAAACATGAACCAGTTAGATCGCTCTTTTAATACTTCTTGTGGCGTTTTACTTAATTCTTCATCTATTAATTTTTCAGTAATATTTTTAAAATGTGGTCTAAATGCTCCTTTAGCTTTTTCTCCTTGTGTTCTTAATATTTCTTGCCGTTTTTTCTTTTGTTGTTCTTTTTTTGCTTCTGGTTGTAATTTTTTTAAGGTATCTTCTAAAGTTTGAATATTTTTTAATGCTTCTTGTTGGGCTTCTTCTGTCTCATAACCTTCTATTTCTTGAATATCGTATGCTTTTTGTGCTTCTCTTAATGCTTTTTTAATTTCTTGATATTGTTTATCTGCTGTTGGTTTTACATCTTCTAATTTTACCGGTTTAGTCTTTATAATTTCACCAAACTGTGATATACTTGGGGGTTTTGCTGTTTCTTCTGATAAATCTTTACTAAATTGTAAATTAGCTTGATATTGTTTATTATTCATAGTATCAAGAATATTATAAACTTCTTCTAATTGATCGGCGTTTACTACTCTATCTAATTTGCTAATATCTTCCATCAAAGCATTAAAATTTTTTATTGATATAGTTTTAGTATGTCCTGTTCCATATACAACCTTATAAAGGTTTCCAATGTCCTCCATGATGTTGGGATTTGTTAAAGCTTTTAAAGCTGTTTCTTGTGTTGGTTTAAATTTTTTTCTTTCTGTGTTTAAAGAATTCATTTTATTTGCTTCTGAAAATTCTTTAAAACTTTTATTTTCTTTAACAGTTTTAAAAGCATTTTTAGAAGCATCTAATTCCATCTGAGACGATAAAATTTTATTTAATGAATCAGTTGCTTCTATAGTGCTTACTGGTTTTTTTTGTTTTGTTGCTTCTGAATATACTAAATTTCCTTCATTATCAGTTTTAAAAGCTTGTATTATTTTTCTTATCTGCTGTCTTGTTTTAAATCCTTTCATAGCTTCTACTTGTGCTTGTTCAGGTGTTGATAATTCTGCTTCTACTTCTACTTCTTCCTGAACTTTCCCTAATTCTTCTATATCTTTTATTACTTGTTCATTATCTTTATAATAATTTTTTAATATATTATTATTAATACCAGCTCTAATATTAGATATTTTTTGAGGTTTTTTTAGAGATGTACCTTTTATTTTTGGGTTTATTTTTTGTAGTTCTGTAATAATTTTATTTAAACTTGCCACGCTCATTCTTTTTAAATTTTCTTCAGTTAATTCATCTAAAAAATCTTCGTAAGCTCCTACTCTATTTTTATTCATATTTTCAACTGCTCTTAAAATTGGTTCAGAAAAAGCATATTCTTGTTTCATAGCGTCAAATTCATTAGCTAATTTTTCCATAGTAAGGTCTTCAATATCTTGAATTTTTGTGGGGTTTTCTGGTTTTGTTCTTATTGTTCCCTTTTCTATTGGAAAACTTACTTTTGCTTTAAATAAATTATCAGCAATCATATCTAAAATATAATTTTGATTTCTAGTTAATAAATTATTTTTATTAAATTCACTACTTACATCTTCAATAAATTTATATGTGTCAAAGATTAATTGACTTGCATCATCTTTTAATTCTTTTTCGCCTTCTGGGGTTTGTGGGTATGTGCTTTCATCTTCGTACATTTTTGTTAATTTATCATTAAGCTCTTTTAAATATCCATCTTCATCACCTAATAAAAGCATTTCAATTAAAAATTGTTCGTCTTTGTTATAATTCTTTATAATTTCATTATAAGATTTTTTCAATGTTTTTCCTTTTTTTCCTTTTTGCGACATATAATATACTATATATATAAATTTTCTAATTTTATGGTCTATCTACTAATTATATTATAAATCTCCTTTAAGGTCTAATTTAAAACTTCTAAGAATTTTTTTAGTTGTTTCTTGTTCTTCTTTTGGTTCTTCTTTTTCTTCATTTCGTTTTAGGTCTAAATCAAAAGATCTTATAATTTTATCTTTATCTGGTCTTGTATCTAAATTAAAAGACCTTATAATTTTTTTGTCTTTTTCTATTGGTTTTAGGTCTTGTTTTACATCTGACATAAATAAATTTGATTGCTCTTTCTTTAATACTTTTTCAATCTCATCATTTAGTTCGTTTATTTTATCTTGTTCGTCCTCTGTATATTTATTACCGTCAATATCTTGTTTTTCTACTGTTTTTGTTAACAATTGTTCTATAAATGATGAAGGGACATCTTGAATATCATATACTTTATTTAGATTTGCTTTATTTAATTCTATGATATTAAAAGGTTCATATCCTTCAACGCCTTTATACTTGTTATTCATAAATTCAGCATATAATTTAAATTCATTAAAAAAGTCTATGTATAATTCTTTTGCTTTATCTTTATCATAATTAGATTTTACTTTAAAAAACTTTTCACCCTCTGGTTTGTCTAATCTTTTAACTAAACTTCTATACCAAGGAGCATCTTCAAAACTACCAACTTCATTTAAATATTTTTCATATTTATCTTTTACTTTATCTACTCTTTTTTGAACTTCATCGTATTCAGGATTTTTAACAAATAATGTTAAAGCATTTCTTAATAATTCTTTTGAACTTTTTATTATTTTAGGTGCCACTAAATAACCAGTAAATATAAGTTTTGGTAATAATCTAAATGCTACATTACGAGCAAATTTTTCACGGTTTGTTAAAACTTCTTGTCTTATTTCTTCTGTTAATTGTTGACTTTCAAATATATTTTTTTGTATATGTGCTGGTGTTCTAATTAAACTACCATAACGAGTTCTAAATCTTTCTAAACTTTGTTCATCTAATTCCTTCAATGTTTTTAATGTTGTTGTTAATGCTTTTACATCTTTACCAACTTTATAAGCATTCAAGAAATCACCATAGATATTTTTAATACCTCTTAAAACTGATATACCAACACCATAATTATAAATACCTTCTACACCTAATCTTCTCATATACTGTGCTAATATACCAGCATAACCTATTACACTACGAATATCTTTTATAAATTTAGCATCGGCATAGGCTTTTATAACATTATCAGGACTATAATATAATAAATCATGTTCAAAACTTACATAATCGCTGTATGTTGTAGGAATCATATAATTTTTTGTTCCTTTTTTTCCTTTATAATTTAATGATAATCTTTTTTCAATTTCTGTTCCAGGCCCCATATAGTTCATATATGGAGGGTGTTTTTCTTTCGGTAAATAATTAGAAATCATTTATAATATAAGTTTATATTATTATGAACGATAAGAAAAATGATAAAGATGAATGGCAAAAAAGATTATCACCAAATACAAATAAAAGAGAATTAACAGAAGAAGATAAAAAAATAATTAAAGAACAAGAAGAAACAGGTAAAGAAATAGATAAATTAAGGGAATATGAAAAATTTTTACAACAACTAACTAAAGAATATTCATTTGAAGATTATACTAATATATTATATTATTTACCTTGTGATGATGAAACAAGAAAAAAAATATATAATGAATTATTAGAAATAGAAAAAAAAAAATAGTGTTATAATATATAATGCAAGTTCAAGAATTTTTAAAACCAATAACTTTTACTAATACGCAATTTTCTGAAGCTTTAGACAATGCTGACCCAACAGATCCTTTTAATGAAAATGTTTTAATGGATACAAAGCCAAAAAATACATTTAACACACCTTTATATAATACATCTGACACGCATATACTACCGAAAACAGACCAATATAACGATATTTTTTTACAAGATATGCCCGATTATTCTGATATTCAATTTTACGATTATCAAATGAAAAAATTAATGGGCAAACCTGTTGAAGAAAATTTAATTATAGATTTAGATACAGCCCCAGATTACGTATCATTTACACAAAACACTATAAGAAATTTATTAAAATCTCAAAACGAATTTAATATAGATAATACTTCTACAACTATTGATAAAGATTTAGAACAATCAAATATATCAAATAAACTTGATAATATTTTAGATCAAATGGATTTATTTTAATAGATACAAATAAAAAATATTTTTTTTTATTTATATATAGTATATATATACAAATGGAAGAAAAAAAAAGTGTAAAAATGGATATGAATGGAATTTTAAAACTCAATCAACTTGAATATACTTTACCATCAAATTTATCATGTATAGAAAACAGAGAAAATTTAATAATGTATGCTGATGTAAATACTTATACATCTCAAGGAGGGAACGAAATTGTAATAAGGTTAAACAGTTCAGTAAATTATATTTATGGTAAAAATTGTTATTTAGTTTTTCGTGTTGTTGCTAATGGCAATGCTTCTGGAAATCCCTTATCATTTGCTCGTCATACTGCGTTAAGTCTCTTCAGTCGCGGGGTTTTGGAAACAAAAGACGGACAACAAATAGAAAGGAATGATGCATTAGATTTATATTCTGCTGGAGTCGTGCCATATTATTATGATGATCAAGCTTGCAAATCTCTTGTAGCTAATGCTGGACAATATGAGCAAATTGATACTACATATGATGCTAATGGTGAACCATTACCAATTTTTAAAAAAAATGGTCTTGTAAATCAGTATGATTTAGACCCAACAACTAACGCCAACGGTGTTTTATGTGTAATTCCTTTACGTTGGGTTTTTGGTGCTTTTAATTGTGAAAAATTAATTCCTTCATATATGACATCTGGGGCTATTGTTAGACTTCAATTAAACAGCGCTGCAAGAGCTTTTATGAGTTTAGATGTCTTAGCCCCAGCCGATGCTACAGGATACAGCATTAATAATCCCCGCATAGTTGTTGATAGTATGACATTAAGCCCAGTAATCCAAAAAAATCTACAAGAAAGAAGCCAAAACGGTGGGCTTGATTTTGTTTATAATACTGTTTATTATCAAAGTGCATCAACAACAACACAAGATTTTAATTTACAAGTAAATAAAGCTGTATCAAGATGTAATAAATTATGTTGGTTTTCTCAATATAATATCGCTGATTCTCTTGGTTTATCTGCTGGTGTAGCTGTTGATAATCTTGGGGCAACATCTATAAACATAAGACAATTAGACTATAGAATCGGAAGCGATTATATGCCTGCCCGCCCTCTTCAAGTAGTAGGGGACACTACTGTAAATTCTGGTGAACTATATGAAAATACATTACAATCACTAAGACATCAAGAAACTAATAAAAATCAACCATCTATAACCAAATTTATATATATGACATCTGGAACACCTCCAGTACAACCAAATAATAATAACGGAAGAGCTATTCACTGTCAAGATTTTGAAACATCTTCAGCACTTCGTATGACCGGCCGAAGTATTAATAACAGTAGAACACTAGAAGCACGCATACAATTTGATTCTGCGCCTGTAGGCGGTCAGCAAATACATGCATGGATAGAATATGTAAAACTTATTAAATGTAATCAGTTGCGCGCAGTCATTAAGGAGTAGAAACTACTTATCCAAACCGAATTGATTTAAACATTTATTCATATTGTAATATATTATAATATGAATAAATACGAAAATGGGATTATTTACAAAATTTTTAATGATAATAATTGTTATTATGGTTCAAGTACTGAATCATTATCTAATCGTCTATGTAAACATTTAAATATGTATAAGTTATACAAACAAAATAAACACAATTATGTATCCAGTTTTATAATTTTTGATGAAGAAGGATATAAAATTGAAAAAGTTGAGGATTATCCATGTAAAACTAAAAAAGAATTATTATTAAGAGAAGGATATTATATTAGAAATAATAAATGTGTAAATATAAAAATAGCAGGAAGAACCAAAAGTGAATATAATAAGTTATGGAAATCACAAAATAAAGAAAAAGTAAAAATTATTAAAAAAAAAAGTGATAAAAAATATTATGAAAAGAATAAAATAAAAATATTAGAAAAACAAAAAACAGAAAAATATACCTGTGAATGTGGTTCAACACTTAGGAAATGTGCCAAAGCAGAACACGAAAAAAGTGATAAACATAAATATTTTATAAAAAATGGTGAACCAATGAAAATTATTAAAAACCCATTAATAACTTGTGAATGTGGGGCAATAATTAAAAAATATGTATTAAATAGACACAAACAATCTAAAAAACATTTAAATAATCTTAATAAACTTTTTTAAATCACTAAATCATATTTTATTTATTATATTAACTTTTATAAGTCTAATATAAATATTATTATGTGATTTAGTGATTTATTTTTATTAATAAATATATTATTAATAAAAAAATATATATATAAAATATATAATGTATACATCTAACGATAGAATAAAGAACGCTAAAAGCAAATTTTTAAGAATATCAAGTAATGAAAAGACTAACGAATCTTTATCAAATTCTATTTTTTCCGTAAATATCCCTCAAAGTGATTATATAGATAATGTAAAGGGTTTTTATGTTCATAGTATTGAATGCCCTAACGTATTTAATAATGTTGCGAGTTATAATAATAACCTTATTTTAAGTTTTCCGGGCCCTTCAACAGAAACAGAAATAAATATAAATATAACTGAATCATATTATTTAATTGATGATTTAATTAATCAAATAAATTTAGAAATAGCAAACCAAATCGTAATTAATGGCGATGCTTATACATTTGTTTTATCTAAGGTCGGTTTATTTCCTAATGAAAAAATTCAATTTGATGTAAATGGTTTAAGTGCTGGAGTTTGTAATTTATTTACTAGTGATACAAGTATATTACCATTATTAGGAGTAGAAAGTACACCAAATGGCATACCGCCTAATATACCTTTTACTATTGTAAATGGTGTTGCATCTATTGCCCAAAATATACCTAATCTTATAGGAGCTACTGCATTATATGTTCATTCTAGAGCATTAGCAACCAATAATTTAGTAGAAAAAGATGGCGTTTTTTCAACTGTTGATAAGTTAAATATAGATCAACCATTTGGTTCTGTATGTTATAGTAATTTTAATAATGATACAACACACGAAAAAAGATATTTCCCTTTTAGTGATAAACGCAGTTTAAGAAAAATTGATATAAAATTACGAGATATAAACGGTAATATTTTGCAATTACCATCAAATTTTAATTTTAGCATGATGTTAAAAATATTTTATAGTTAAATATTATATGAATAATTTAGGGTTTTCTAATGATAATTTACATATAGGGGATGTAAGGGTAAAAGGTCAAAACGAAACTATTATAATAGGCAATGAAAACGGCGGAGAAGGTTATATACTACCGACTGAAAAAGGAACAGAAGGACAAGTAATTACAATGAATGCTGATAATTCTACATCATTTCAAGATGCTCCTATACCACCTAGTTTAACTGGTAGAATAGTTAAAAATCTTTTTGTTATGAGAGAAAGAACAAGTTTCTATAATACATTACCAACATCAGCACAAGCGTTATTTCAGACTGGATATGGTAGTAATGATGTGCTTATAGGTGATTTT